GGAAGTTAGTTCCGATATGGCTAGAACTAACATATTTGATATGTTGGTCGAGATAAGGGAAGTTAATGTTGAAGACCATTTGTGGATACAAGAAAAAGCTCTTAAATTTTGTAAACAACAAGAACTTAAAAAAGCTATAGTCAAAGTTAATAAAATAATTGAGAACGGTGATTTTGAGTCTTATGATAAGTGTGAGGAATATATTAGACAAGCGACACAAATTGGAGAAGTTACAGATGGAGCAATGGATGTTTTCCAAGACCTAGATGAAGCTTTAATTGATGATTTTAGAGACCCAATACCTTTAGGTATAAACGGTATTGATAATATTTTAGATGGTGGTTTAGCTAAAGGAGAGATTGGTGTATTTTTAGCACCCACTGGTGTTGGTAAAACCACTGTATTGACTAAAGTAGCTAACACAGCTTATAATATGGGGTTTAGTGTTCTACAAATATTTTTTGAGGATAACCCAAAAGTTATACAAAGAAAACATATTACGTGTTGGTCTGGGATACCAGCACAAGAACAATCTTCTAGAAGAGAAGAAGTTTTAGAAAAGATTGCACCATATAAAAAAGGAAGAGGTAAATTAATCATAGAAAAATTACCATCAGATAGGATAACAATAGCTTCTATCAAAAATAGAATAAGAAAATTGGTAGCTGAAGGTAATAAATTTGATATGATTGTTTTAGATTATATTGATTGTGTACTTCCAGACAAACATTTTAATGAAAGTTGGCAAGGAGAAGGTTTAGTGATGAGACAATTTGAAAGTATGTGTAATGAATTAGATGTCGCAGGTTGGACCGCAGCTCAAGGAAATAGAACATCCATAAGTTCAGAAGTAGTTACAACTGATATGATGGGTGGTTCTATAAAGAAAGCACAAGTAGGTCACGTAATTATTACCCTAGCAAAAACATTACAACAGAAAGAAATGGGTCTAGCTACCATCGCAATTACCAAATCAAGAGTTGGTCAAGATGGTATTGTTTTCGAAAATTGCAAATTTAATAATGCAACATTGGAAATAGATACCGAACAATCTCAAACTTTATTAGGTTTAGAACAAGATAGAGAAAGAAGACAAGCTGAAAGAGTTAGAGCAGCATTAGCTAGAAGAGACCAACAAGTTAACCAACAAATAAACTAATAATAAAATTATAAAATGAGTAAAAGTAAAAATTTATTTAAGGAGAGAATTCCATATAAACCATTTGAATACCCAGAATATTATACTGAAGGTTGGATGAAACAGGCTCAGGCATTTTGGTTACACACTGAAATTTCAATGCAAGGTGATGTTAAAGATTGGAAAGAAAATTTAACTGAATCTGAAAAAAATTTAGTAGGGAATATCTTATTAGGTTTTGCACAAACTGAATGTGCGGTAAGTGATTATTGGACAACTATGGTTACCAGATGGTTTCCAAAACACGAGATTCGTCAAATGGCTATGATGTTTGGTTCACAAGAAACTATTCATGCTGTTGCTTATTCTTATCTTAATGAGACTCTTGGTCTTGAAAATTTTGAAGCATTTCTACACGAAGAAGCTATATCTAACAAATTTGAGTTATTGATGAATACTAGTTCTGATTATGACCACAATGATTTAATAACAATACCTACAGCTAGAAAAGAAGTTGCTAGAAGTTTAGCTATATTTTCTGCATTTGCAGAAGGTGTTTCATTATATTCATCGTTTGCTGTTCTTTATTCATTTCAATTGAGAAACTTATTAAAGGGTATTGGTCAACAGATGAAATGGTCTGTGAGAGATGAATCATTACATTCAAGAATGGGTTGTAAACTATTCAATCATATGTGTGAAGAATATCCAGAGTTGAGAGAAGAAAGCAAAGAAGATATTTACTCAGCAGCAAAATTAATAGTAGATTTAGAAGAAAAATTTATTGATAAGATGTTTGAAATGGGTGATTTAGAAAATTTATCAGCTTCGGATTTGAAAGAATTTATCAAACAAAGAACTAATGAAAAATTAAAAGAATTGGGTTATGATGAAATATTTATCGTTAACCAAGAAAAATCTAGTAATCTTGATTGGTTTTATCATTTGACAGGTGGTCTTACACACACTGATTTTTTTGCCATTAGACCTACAGATTATTCTAAGGCAGGTGAAGATGACGATTGGGATGAAGATTCTTTATTTTAACAAAAAAATTTAAATTAAATATGAAAAATTATGCAGAACATTTAGGTTGGGAAGTTGACGTGGACTTCCCAAGTTGGGCAAACACACACGTATATATACAAACAATTTCTAATGGTTATTTACTTCCAGGTGAGAAACCAAAGGATGCGTATTGGAGAGTTGCTACTACAGTAGCTAAAAGGTTAGGCAAACCACAATTAACTACTAAATTTTTTGATTACATTTGGAAAGGGTGGTTATGTTTAGCTACACCAGTTTTATCTAACACAGGAACTGAAAGAGGACTACCTATTTCTTGTTTTGGTATTGATGTTGCAGATTCAATTGTAGATATTGGTACTAAAAATCTTGAAATGATGTTATTGGCAAAACATGGTGGTGGTGTTGGTATTGGAATCAACCAAATCAGACCAGCTGGTTCATCTATTACTGATAATGGTACTAGTGATGGTATTGTTCCATTTTGTAAAATATATGATTCTACAATTCTTGCAACTAATCAAGGTGCAGTAAGAAGAGGAGCAGCATCAGTAAATGTTAATATAGAACACGGTGATTTTGATGAGTGGTTAGAAATTAGAGAACCTAAAGGTGATGTTAATCGTCAATCTTTGAATCTTCATCAATGTGCTGTAATAGGTGATAAGTTTATGAGAAAACTTGAGGCTGGTGATAAAGAATCTAGAAAAAAATGGGCTAATTTACTTAAAAAACGTAGACAAACCGGTGAACCTTATATTATGTATAAGGGTAATGTTAATAAACAGAACCCAGAATCTTATAAGAAAAATGGTCTTAAAGTATTTATGACAAACATTTGTTCAGAAATTGTTTTACATACAGATGAATCACATTCATTTGTTTGTTGTCTTAGTTCATTGAATTTATCAAAATATGATGAATGGAAAGATACTGATTTAATTTACACAGCTACTTGGTTCTTGGATGGTGTTCTTGAAGAATTTATACAAAAGGCAAAATATAGAAAAGGATTTGAGAACTCAGTTCGTTCAGCAGAAAAAGGTAGAGCTTTAGGTTTAGGTGTTCTTGGTTGGCATACTTATTTACAACAAAAAGGAATTCCATTTGAGGGGTTACCAGCTCAATTTGAGACTAGAAGGATTTTTGGTCAAATTCAAACTGAATCTGAACAAGCTTCTAGAGATTTGGCTACAGAATATGGAGAACCTTTATGGTGTGTTGGTACTGGGATGAGAAATACACATCTAAGAGCAGTTGCACCAACGGTATCAAATTCAAAATTAGCTGGGGGTGTTTCAAGTGGTATTGAACCTATTCCAGCTAATGTTTATACGGAACAGAGTGCGAAAGGAACTTTTATTAGAAAAAATAAAGAACTAGAAAAAATATTTAGAAAGATTGGTATTAATAACAAAGAAACTTGGGATAAAATATTAAGTGATGGTGGTTCAGTTCAAGACATAAAAGAATTGGACGATTGGGGTTATATGAACAATAAGATAACACATATTGATGAAAAAAGTAATTCACATTTAGATTTTGTACCAGTTAAAGAAGTTTTTAAAACATTCAAAGAAATAAATCAATTAGAATTAGTTAGACAAGCTGGTGTAAGACAACAATTTATTGACCAATCAGTATCATTAAATCTTGCGTTTCCAAAAGAAGCGACACCAAAATGGATTAACCAAGTTCATTTAGAAGCTTGGAGACAAGGAATAAAAACTTTATATTATGTTAGAACAGAGAGTGTTTTAAGAGGTGATATAGCTAATAATGCGATGCAGGAATGCGTTAGTTGCGAAGGTTAATATTTATAATATGTGTTTAAAGTTCGATAAAGAAGATTTTTATTTGGATGACAATAATAAAATGGTGTTAACAGAAAAATACCATATAAAAAAAGGTTCTTGTTGTGGTGGTAAGTGTGTACATTGTCCATACTGGCCACCACATCAAAAATTTAATAAAGAGTTAAGAGAAGATGTATACGTTAAATCTTAAAGGTTATAAGATAGATGAAGCCCCCGAAATTGTAGATAGTTTTTTATATGACCAAAAATTGTACGACACAAAAGAAGTACAAATAATAACAGGAGATAGTAAAGTTATTAAATCCGTAGTTGCTGAAATAGCAGAGAACTACGGATTTTCATGCAAACCACATTTATATAATAAAGAAGTTTTGACCCTTACAGTTTAGATTTACAAAAGTTAATATTTATAAATAAAAGTCATGGCAGAAAGAGAAACATTTGGAATTGATTTTCCTTTTCAGGATAGTGTGTTTGGGGATTACTTAAAAATGACAGAAACCCCCGAACAAGAAATTAAAGCTGATTTAATTCATTTGTTATTAACTAGAAAAGGAAGTAGATACTTTTTACCAGATTTTGGTACTTCTTTATATGAATATATTTTTGAACCATTAGATGCTCCTTCTTTTGCTTCTATAGAAGCTGAAATTAGAGAACAAGTAATAAAATATATACCTAATTTAAAATTAACCAATATTGAAGTTACAAGTGCTTTGGAAGCTGAAGAATTACCAGGTACGATAGTAGCTGATAATGACCCTCGTGTTTATAGAGTTGCAGGTCAAGGTACTAAAGAACATACAGCTAAAGTAAGGTTAGACTATACTATAAACAGTGATGCTTTTGAAACACGAGACTTTGTAATAATTAATATTTAATAATGGCAAATAATAAAATATCTTATTCTGAAAGAGATTTTGTTAGTTTAAGGGGAGAACTATTAAACTATGTACAAGACCAATATCCAGACTTAATTCAAAACGCTAATGATGCGTCACTCTTTTCTGTTTTTCTTGATTTGAATGCGGCTATTGCTGATAACTTACATTATCATATAGATAGAAGTTTACAAGAGACAGTTTTACAATATGCAAATCAAAGGTCATCATTATTTAACATTGCTAGAACCTATGGTTTAAAAATACCTGGTAATAGACCTTCAGTGTCTGTTTGTGACTTTAGTATTACAGTACCAGTTTTACAAACTTCTGGTGGTGGTGATAAAGAAGATTTTAGATATTTGGGTACACTTAGAAGAGGTTCACAAATAAAAGGTGCGGGACAAGTATTTGAAAATATACACGATATTGACTTTTCAGTACCATTTGATGCTACTGGTTTCCCAAACAGAACAAAAGTGCCTAATTTTAACAATAATGGTAATATTGTTAGTTATACAATAACAAAACGAGAAGTTGTAATAAATGGAATTACAAAAGTTTTTAAACGAGTTATAACAAATAATGATGTGTTACCGTTTTTAAAAATATTTTTACCAGAGAAAAATATTTTAGGTGTAACTGGAGTAATTCAAAAAGATGGGACTAATATACAAGCAGTTCCAAAAGCTACTGAATTTTTAACTTCACAAAATAAATGGTATGAAGTTGATGCTTTAGCACAAGATAAAGTTTTTGTTATAGATACAACTAAACAATCAGATTTACCTGGTGTAAAAGTAGGTAAATGGCAAACTGTAAATCAAAGATTCAC